TCTCCAGCGTGGTGGATGCGTCGTCGAGGTCTTCAGGGTCGCCTATCCCCGTTGCCTTATCGTAGTTGTCTACCGTAATCGGGCCGTGAGCGGTGATCCTCACCGTGTCGCCTTTGCCCCGGATGTCGCCTTCGTAATCTTTGTTGATTACGCCAGCCTGACCGTAAACAAGGGACTTCTGGAGGGCCTGGAGGATTTGGGCCGCCCAAACCTCGCCTATAAAGTTCGTTATTGCCATGCAATTTCACCTCTAATCTTGAATCCCGCCAGATCCCCTTTCGTGGCGGTGCGGTCCATTCACCACGAAATATAAAGCCCCCATTATTTCAGGGTTCCCGCTTTCATCTGCTCTTTGATCTTCGGTAAATTGGCCTGTATCTCTTCAGGACTCATCGCCTTGATCGCTTCTTTGGTAAGCGGTTTCTCGTTTTTGCTGTCCGGGTTGCCGCCGGTTCCATCGCCCTCTTTCGCCCCGATCTCTTTGAGCAAAGAATCAGCATCAGCCTGAAGTTCGGCCTCGGTGTTTCCCTGGAGCCTCTTGATGAGGGCGGCGGGGAGCTTCTTTTCCGATGCTATCTTCTGTTTCAGGGTATCGAGGGAGGTCTTTTCGTACTCTTCGACCTTCGCTTTTAGGGCGGTGTTCTCAGTGACAACCTCGTCGTATTTCGCCTTCTCTCGGTCGAGCCGGGTCTGTATTATCCGGTCCACATCGGCCTGAGAGAATTTCTTTTCATCATCAGTCATGGTTTGAATCTCCGAGTTAACGGCCTCGTTTGCCTACATTATAATCTGCATTGATGATATATAAAGCATTCCCATAAAATAGGTGAATAAAGGTGATTCGGTATACTTCAAGCCACCGTCCGGGGTGCCTGGAACGTGGCGTAATTTTGTTTTAGTCTTAAGTATTCATTCTCTTTCATATAATCAAGAGGATTTGAATCCACCCGGCGGCCTACATGCTCCGAGACTTTCGCGACATAAGGATCAGGAAGGCACGCGCAGGATTGATGATAAGGTGGCCTCTCGTCGCCGATCTTGTGTGTGTAGCTAGCCATGAACTGACACCACGGGCAGGGGCGAGGACCTAATATTATATTGAAGCCATCGATACCTTTAATCTGATCAGCGATATTAAAATAAGCATCGTTGGCCGCTAAAGCGTGTTCTGTTCGGTAAAGCTGATATCGCTTCCATTTCTGAGTATAAGAGAACTCTTCGCGCATCTTCTTGTCAAATGCAGACCATGACCCGGTTTCTCGGTACGATTCGATCAAGAGCCTCCTAACCTCGTTTCGGCCCGATGCGGTCATGGTTTTGATGAACACCCCGCCCCTCTTCTCAAGATACTGATCAATCAAAGGATCAAGCTCTCTCTTCGACGGAAGGGAGGCCATAAGATCAAGACCTTCGAGTTTGTAGGCGGTGGTTTCTGCACTCTTTTTATATGCACCACCGATATAATATTTGGAGTCCGGGTTCTCCATATCCGACCATAACCGCCTTCCGAACTTTTCGACGAGAGGATCGGACTCTCGGACGAGACGAGACACGATCTCCACCGGGACTCCCTGGTTATAGGCGGCCATGTAATAAGCCAAATCTCGCATCGGCATAGCCGCCACATCCTCCACATCAAGGGAGATAGAGAAAAGGAGGGCGCGTCCCTTCGCTGTGGGGTTCGTGAGTAGGCCTAACTTTAGCCTCTTCTGAAAGTCGGTTAGGGTCCGGATCTCTTCGATGGTTAGTTGTTTCACTCAAGAATCTCCCTTGTGAACATGTCCCTGTCCTTCTCGATTGCCAGGACTTCGGCGTCGATGTCCTCTTCGGATGCACCCTCCATCAGCCGGGCTACACTGGACCGGCGAGAGGTCGTCCCTGCCTCCATCTTTGCCTTCTCAACGTTGGCCGCCTCCACAGGATCAACCGGCAAAGCCGATCTCCATTCAAGAGTTACGTTGCTTAGCTTCTGAGATCCCGGCATTCTGGCGGCAACCTCCAGCTCCGCCGCCGTCTCCAAAGCTTCTATGAGCTTCGGCCTGATCCTGAGCCTCAACCTGTTGACTTTCGCCAGGGTGGGGAGCATCAGCCTCTTGAGGGCGCTTCCTGACTCCGCCAGGCCGTTCTTTGTCTCACCGAAAGCCGCCGGGCTCAATTCGGCCATAACATAAAGCTGAGAGAGAAGGGTCTCGATTTGGGTGAAGGTGGCCGTCATCTGAGCATCCCAGGTTAGGATCTTCGGCGGTGACTCGCCTTCGTTTAGGGTGATGTACTTTTCATCGGACGCCCAAACTACCTCACCTGTTAGCGGATCTCTGACCCTAAGCCCCGCCGGGCCACACATCCAAGGATCAGCGAAAATATCGAGAGTAGACGAGACTTTGATGAGGCGGCGCTCAAGCTCCTCCACAAGATCAGAGATATCTTTGAAGTCATCCAGCCCAAATACGCCGTTACCGGCGGGGAGGTTGCTGAAGGGGATAACCAGGAAGCCAGGGACGCCGGTTTCTACCTCGTCTTTCAGGCTGGCGTATCGGTCGATGGTGGCGAGAGGGACGGGCGTTTCGATCTCCGATCCATCGGATGACAGTTTTAATAGCCGATGTTCTATTTTTCCCGGTCGATGAATCTCCACCTTGAGATATCGATCGTCGCCGTTCATGACCTCCCAGGCCAGGACGTGAGCCGTGATGGAGTCGATGTCGTCGGGATCGACCACGGGGAACCAGATTTTAGGGTCAATCCTGGAGATCAAGCCCCGCGTCCCGTTCCATCGAGGTTTGAGAAGCCCGTTTCCGAAGGCTACAACGTCGCTGAAGAGATCGTAAACCAGGGTTTCGAAGCCGTTACCATCGGCTATCCTGTCGATGGTATCTTGCTCTTCGGCGGTGATCAGAGGCGGATTCCCCACGGCCAGATCTGAAAAGAGGGTCGTGATTCTCTTGAACCAGTTGACGCGCATTTTTATAATTCTAGGTGCATCGTCCTCATTCAGTCCGGCAAAAATCAAATCATGGTCTCCTTCCAACAGGAGCCGGTTCTTTGCGTATCGTTCCAGCCGTTCACGGTCCGGCGGCCACTTCGCGCCGGGCTTCAAGAAATTCAGAGATGTTAATACGGTCATCTGTAAGGCCTCCTCTGTCCGGGCCTCTGACCACCCACAGGATTAGCCGCCCGGCGTGTTTTTTCTATCCGATTAACGAGATATCTTAGACAGTCAACCAGATCATCAGATTCTTTGACGGGTCTGTCCTCGCCTCTCTCGGTCGCCCGGTCATCCCATCGATAGCCTATCAGCTCCTCTTGCAACATCGGAGTAGCCGGGCCGACGAGATGGAGCCAGCCTAATTCAAGTGCGTTAATTATTCTCTGAATAGAATTTAAAACGTCGTTATCAGCGTTCATAACCGGCCCGATCCCATCGGCCTGGAACTGGAGGCGGTGAGATTTGGCGCTGGGGTCCACATCGATGCTAGTCGCGTACTGACCATCGATGAACCGCTTAAGATCGCTGGAAAGGGCTGTAGGCGTCTTTTCTGGCTCTCTGTACTCACCGGCGATGTACCAATCCTGTTTGATCCGATATGCCTTCAGAAACGCGCTGGGATGCGTTGCGCCGATATCTACGGCGACTCTTAGCTCCTCCATCCTCTCATCAGGAAGGCGAGGGACGCAGTGTATTGACGGATCAAAATTCTTGAAAATCGCACCCTCGTCACTCACCCACTCTCCTAGGATATACCGCCTGTAAAACATCGAAGTGACGGGAAGGTATCGGCGCTTTAGCTCGGCTTTGTACTGATCCGATATCCAGGGGTTATCATCCAACGTAAAATGCCAGCTCTTGAAGTCGATCTCCGCCTCGCGGTCGATCCATCTCTTTTTGAGATAGTGAGAAGGCGGGCCGGGGTTGGCGGTCGCGAAAAGCTCGGCGTCGTCTTCCGATAGGCGGGTGATGAGCATATCCCAAAAGCTCTGATGAGCTAACCCGGCCTCGTCTACTAGGGCCTTCTGTAACGTCTCGCCTTCGATCTTCTGATAGGCGCTTGCATCGTTAGCTCCCTCAGTCCAGCAAACCCGGCCATAAATCCAGCATTTCTTAAGAGATCTTTTATAAATAAAGTTAGATGGACCTACCATCCGGGCGATAGGCTCCAAGACGTTCCGCTCAAGGGCTCCAAGAGTCTTACCGACCATCAGAAGGTTCGTGTTCTCGTCGGCTTCGTGAAGCGCCCTCAACCATCGGACATTCACCCCCACAGTCTTCGAAGAGCGAATCGCCCCGACCGCCAGGTTTACGCCAGCATCAGAATGAAGGGCGTAATCACGCTGGAGACCGACCGGGATCTGGAACTTCCCCATCTTTCGCCTCCTCTTCTGTCATCTTATCAAACAGCATTTTTATTTCTCCAGGCTTATCGCCGTTCCCGCCGCCGTCTTCAAGCCGACGCTTATCTATCCCTATCGCGATAACCATCGCTAAATGCTGAAGATCTTTAGGGTTCTGACACGTCTTCACCATGGATTTTGCTTTGTTGAGAAGCTCCCCCACAAGCTTGATGCGATCCTCGGAGGCGTAACAGGATTTGGCGATCGCAGCCTTTTTGGTCTCCGACCGGTCGGCCAAATCGAGCCCGTTCCTTTTGGCAACGTCAACGATGGTTGAATGCGAGCGGTCGAATTCCCGGCCTACGTCTCGGACGGATCGGCCCGACTCAAGCGCCGCCAGGATCGCCTTCTCCTCATCTTCTCCGACAGGACCGCCTTTAGCCATTACATTATAATCTACTGCAATGATATATAAGCATGTGCATACAAGATATAGGAATAAGCTTGTTTTGGTATGTTTCATGACCTCGAAAGAGAAATGGCTCTTTTGACACTTTTGGCTCTTTTGACACTTTTGGCTCTTTTGTCACCTCGGATACTCGCCCCCATATACACATACGCGACAGTATGAAATACATTATAAGTGACAAAAGAGACATAGTGACATAATAGACATAATAGACAAAAATCCTAACGATAGCGGTTTTTTGGTAAAAAGAGGAGGTCGAAGAGGGGTTTTTGTCACCTAAAAACGCCACTCTCTTTAGACAGTTCAACGGCGCTAGATTCTGATTCACTGGTTTTAAACAGAACGATCACACCCTAAGAATTATGCAAACCGACGGTCTGCCCGTCTTCTTGCTCTGGACTTCCTTCTCTTCAACCGTTCCGTCTCCTATCATGGTACCGAGGTACTCTTCCAGTTCTCTCGCCTTGATTTTGGCGTGCCTGGAGATCTCGCGCCGCGTCGCATGGCCGTTATGTTTTTTCAGGTATTGAATGATCTTGTCTATCACGTTCTTTTCGGCGTTGTTTCCAACGGTGTCATAAACTGCTTTCGCGGTTGGCATATAGTACACGTCAACCTGTCTGCACGCTTCGACCACGAACTCCAGGCGGATTGGTCTCTTCGGATCGAAGTCATGAGCCCCCACCTCGAAGAGGATCGCCAGCTTTGCCACGGTCGGAGCCAGCCTAGAATAGATCTGCATCACGTCGCCGTCGTTTGTGGCTTCGGCTTCGGCCTCTCTCTTCCGTTGCCAGTCAATCCAAAACTCGGAGGCTTCTTTGCTGAGGTGCATTAGTCCGGGCTCTTCACCATCTAGTGCTCTGTAACATTAATTCTGCAAATTAATGTAATGCCTTCGTAGTTTCTGTCTTGCGTTATCTTTGTTGAATCTCCACCTCACAGTTGCGCCGATTGAATTCCTCTCGCGCTCCCAAGCGC